GATGATCCAGGAAACCAATTCGAAATATCTTGGGATGAAGACACAATTCTTCAATATAAAATTCCAAGAGTATATGCATTTAAAAGACCTACGTGGGAAGTAAATCCTACAAGAAAAATTGAAGATTTTAAACTAGCATTTTATACAGATCTTGGAGATGCCATGATGCGTTTTGCATGCATGCCAACCTATTCATCTGATGCATTTTTTAAACAAAAAGATAAACTTGAAAAATGTATGAACACTAGAAACCCATTAGACTCATTTAGAAGGTTTGACGAATCATTTAAACCAGATCCAGATAAAGTTTATTACATACACGCTGACCTTGCACAAAAACACGATAAGTGTGCGGTAGCAATTGCCCACGTAGATAAATGGGTAAATATTCAGGTAATTAAAGATTATGAACAGGTAGCCCCAATCGTAATAGTAGATGCAGTTGCATGGTGGGAACCAAGAGCAGAGGGTCCAGTAAATTTGTCTGAAGTTAAGCAGTGGATTATGAACTTACGTAGGCAAGGTTTTAATCTTGGAATGGTATCTTTTGACCGTTGGCAATCATTTGATATTCAGAATGAGTTGCAGGCTGTTGGCATTAGAACAGAAACGGTATCTGTTGCTAAAAAACATTATGAAGACCTAGCAATGATGATTTATGAAGAGCGTGTTTCAATTCCAATGATTCCTATTTTGCTTGAAGAAATGTCAGAGTTAAAAATAATGAAAGGTAATAGGGTAGACCACCCACGTAAAAAATCTAAAGATTTAGCAGATGCTGTCTGTGGTGCTGTATTCGGAGCAATATCACACACACAAAAGACTAATAATACAGAGATAGATGTCCATACTTGGAGTTCAGCAACTCGACTTGCACAAAAACAACAGGCTATGGTAGAATTGGATAATCGGGAAATGCCTAACGATGTTAAGGATTTCTTAGATAAATTCAACTTAATATAAACAAACTAACAAGGAGAAAAATGAATTCATTTAAAAAGGTCGCTTTATTTATGGCTGCAGCCGTATCAAGCACATTTTTGGTTGCAATTCCACAGGCTTCTGCTGCAGTGACAAACGGATATGTATTATCTGATTCACTTGCTGCTGGTGCTCGTGGTGTAACCGTATTAACAGACACAACCAAGGCAGAGGCTGGAGTTAACGCAATTGTTGCATTAACAACAAGCGATACCTTGGCTGCTACTGCAGACGACAATCTCTCGCTAGAAATTTCTGGTCCAGCAACATTTACTGATTACACAGCAGCAGGATCAAACCCTACGGGAGCAACGCTTACTAATTTAGGTAAGACATTTACATTTACAGCAACAACTTCAACAGCGGTTACATTGCCAACAAATGTAAAATTGACTATTAATGGTGCAGGCACCGTTACAGTAACTCAAAAGAAAAAGGTTGGCGCAACTGTTTCAACTGTTGATATCAAGACAATTTATGCAGGAACAACTGCTAAGACAAACATCTTGTCTGTAACAGATTCATTTGTTCGTGTACAAGATACAACAACAGCAGGCACTCTCGCTTCTAGCGTAGATGTTGCTGGATCAACAGTGGTTGTAGATGCTGGAACAGGTTACGTAAATGTTTTGGCAAAAGATGGCTATGGAGCAACACTTTCAACAAATGGTGTACTACAGGCTACAGCAACTAACGGCGCTATTGTTGCATGGGATGCTTCACCTTCTGTAGAAGTTTCAACTTCAGCAAAAACAGGTGTTGGTGGAGTGCTTTATGTAAAGCAGGGAACTGCAAATACAAATAAGCCAGTTAACACAACAATCACAGTTTCATTTAATGGAACAACTCTTTCAACAAAGAATGTTACATTCACAGGACGTGCAGCATCAATTTCAGTAACTGGAGTAGATATTGCACAGGCTGGTGGAGTACGTACAGGAACTTATGACTTTGTAGTTAAGGATGCTGCTGGAAATCAATTGGCTGGAGTTACTCCAACTGCTGATACAACAAAGTATACTTCTCAGGTCACCTCAGTATCTGTAGGTGGAGCATCATCTGCAACGGCAGTTCAGACTGGTGGATGGACTTGTGCATCTACTTCTGGATCTTCAGTTGTCAGAATCAAGCATGTTCTATCTGATTTGTCTGAAATTTACTCAAACGAGTTCATTGCAGCATGTGGTCTAGGCGTTAATAAGTATGTAGCATCTCTTGATAAGAACTCATATATTCCAGGAGAAATCGCTACGCTTACTATTACTGCTACAGACATTAATGGTGCAAAGGTTTCAGATACATCAACAGTTGGTGCTGGAGTTGCTATTTCTGGTGGCGGTATGACTACAATCTCTGCAGCGACATCATCAGATACATTTGCAAATGGATCAAAGACATATAAGTTTACTGTTAACAATGTTAATGGTAACTACAATATGGTTGTAGATCTTCCAGCATATGTTTCTACAGATTCAGCAAAGACTGTTTCATACAAGATTGCTGATGGTGCAGTAAGCAATGCAGATGTCCTAACTGGCATCGTAGCACTTATTTCATCTATCATGAAGCAAATCGAACAACTTCAAGCAATGCTTGCCCCAAAGACAACCATTAGTTGTGTTAAAGGTAAGACTGTAAAGAAGGTAACTGGAGTTAATCCAGTGTGTCCAGTAGGATACAAAAAGAAGTAAATCTTCTTAATAAATTAGGGGGCAGATTAACTTCTGCCCTCTTTTTTATTGCACTTTTGCTGTTTAATTAAATAAAAAATGATATAATTAACTACATAATTAGACATAGGAGTAAAATACTTAATTGCATACACTAAAGCGCAAACTAGCAATAGGCTTTGGGGTAGGGCTATGTGTGACAATTTTTGGAATAATGGCACCTGATCGTGCACATGCTACAGAAAATCAAGAACAAGTTGTTGTAAGCCCTGCTCAACAGGCAGTCAATACAGCCCTTGCAGTGGCTACTACAGAGGTTCAACAGGCAGTAGATGCAACAACAGGTGTAATTGCTGAAGTAGTACAAGCGCAAACCGAATATTCCCAAGCCCAAGGGATTACGGCAGAAGTAGCCACAAAAATATCTCTGGCTAATACAGAAGTAAATAATGTTCAAACCGCTATTAATACTATTAGCAGTGTTGACCTATCTGCTACCCCAATAGATCAAAGTTCTCAGGTAGTTCAAGATGCAAAGGCTACAGTAACTGTTGCAACTACCGCCATAAATAATGTAACAACACAAATAACAGAGGCTCAGACAGCAATATCTGAAGCCGTTGCAGCAAAAACAGAAGCGTCTACAGCGCAAGCAACTGCACAAACCGAACTAACCCAAGCAAACCTTGCTATTGATGCTGCCCAAACAGCAGTCAATAATTTACAAGCCACTATTGGAACTAGCACAAATGTTTTGGCTGGAGTGGATGATGCTGGTGTTCAAATGAATCTTCCGTTCGGAATGCAAATGGGTGGAACTGTTTACAACAATGTATTCGTTGGATCAAATGCAACAATAACATTTGGAACAAATGAAGGATGGGTTTATCATACAACTCCAGGAGCACCTTCAGTATCTATTGCTGGATGGGACTGGACTACTTGGAGTACAGGAACTGGAATTACATATTCAACCACTGGAACAAGTTTAGATATTGCTTGGGATTTAAGACCATTTCCACAACAAGATGCTTCTACTCAAATGGTTCAGGTAAGATTTAATGCTGATGTAAATCCAAATGATGGTGCATGGATGGCAAATGTAACTGCTAATGGACCAATACCAGATCAAGCGAGATTTAATGTTAGAGAAACAACTAACGGTGCACTCATTCCAATTACAGATACTAATGTTGGAGCAGGTTTTGCTGGACAAATAAGTCAAGGTGCAGCATTTACTCCGTATGTAGACCCAAATACAGAAACAGTTCAGGCAGCGGTTGACTCAGCAAATGCAACTATTGCACAATTAAACTCAAGCCTTACTCCAGTAGTTGCTCAAAATACTACAAACACATCTAATATAAATGCTATTAATACTACATCTTTAACCAATACGGTAAACTCAGCGGTATCAACAAAGACATCTCTTGAGTCATCATTAAACACTAAATCAAGTCAACTAGTTACTGCAATTAATAACAACATTCCAACCCCTGCCCCAATAATTTCAACTCCAATTGTTGCAGGAACTACCGCAACTATTACACCATCTCTACCTGAAGGATATACAGCAAACACTTGGTTCTATCAAGTAATAACAGATGATCCAGATGCAGATAATCCATATGCTGGTGGAACATATAATACAGATGGTGCTCCTGCATCTATTCAGTTAAGTGG